ATTGTTGCTGTCTGCTTTTCAGAATCTGATTTTGCTTGGTCAATAAATCCCTCGGTTTTACTATTTGTAGGTCCGAATATCTTTTGTAATTGCACACCCATTAACATACCTGTCATTCCCCCAGCTAAAGCTGCACCCTTTGTTGAAGTTCCCATTGTTGCGGGTGTTGAAATTTTCGCACCTCCACCACCAGTTGCTGGTTTTGATGTAGGTGCTGCAGCGGTCGGTGCTGCTGCCGCTTTTACGGCTTGACTTGTTCCAACTATTGCTGTCGCTTTTGAAGTTGCACCTTGTGCGGTTGGTGCTGCTGGTCCCGCGGCCGCTCCTCCACCACCTGCTGCTGATGGAACAGCAGAACCGGGTTTACCAAATAATCCTAATGTATCTACCAAAAATTCTCCTAAAAATGTTGGTATACCTGGAAATAAATCACCCAAATAACCAAATACAGTAGAACCAAATGTACTTCCTAAAAATGCACCAATAGGTCCTAAAAACGAAGCACCAATTGCACCACCTAATATAGAACCAACCAAACTCATTACACTACCACCCACATTCTTATATAAATCAGGTAAAGGTCCCTCATTCATCGCTACCAATGCGGAAAGGTCTTTATACATACTAAATCCGGCCAATGCAGTTCCCAATGGTCCAGCTACTTTACCTGCAACCGAACCTAATACTTTTCCTACACCATTCGCTCCACTTACTACTTTACCCAAAAACTTTTTAGGATTTAATTTATCCCACCAACTCATTTTAGGTGTTTGAATAGGGGCCGCTGGAGGTATCTTTGGTGCTGGTGGCATCGATGGTGGGGGTGGTGCTGCGGGGGGTGTTATTTTCGGTGCACCTCCGCCTGTTGGCACTTTTGTAGCTGCTGTTGGGGGTTTTGGTGCTGCAGCTGCTGGACCTGATGGTGCTCCACCTGCAGGTGCTGTTTTAATTTGCTGTAATGCCTGTTGAGATGTCATTCCTGGGTTTGCCGCTTTCATTTGTGCAACCTGTTGTGCTCTTGTAGGTGGTGTTGCTGGTGTAGTTGCTGCGGGTGTTCTACTCGTTGGAGCAGTTCTAGTTGTTGCAGCAGTTCTTCTTTGTGCAGAACTTTGTTGTGATGGTCTTGTGTTAGTTCGTCTATTCGGTCTACTTCTTCTTCCTTTTTTACCAAAACTTAATAAATCACCTAGTGCACTAAATCCTCCACCACCTCCAAACAATAATAAGGCAGGAATAAGTTCGGTTAGTATTGTATTTTTTAATTCATGTAATGTATGAGTTAATTCAATTTCTTGTCTCACTCTATCAAATCCCAAATCTGCTTCAAATTTTTCTCTTGCCTTTTTTTGGTCCTCTTCAAACTTTTCAATTGCTTGTTTCTGATTAAGTTCAAATTTCTGTCTTTCCTCTGCCTGAGATAACGCAAACTTTGCATTATCTAAACCTATTTGCCTAGCTGTCTCAGCTGCTAAAAGATGTTTATTTGCGGCATGTATACTTGCTTTATCTATTTTCGTTGCCGCTGCATCCAATGCTTCGGTATCTTTACCTTTTCCTTTTCCTATTTTTGTTAAATCGGATATATCCATTCCTGTTGCCTGCTGTAATGCCTGCTTTTGGAACATATCCATTTGAGCCGGGTCTAAACCTTGAGCTTTCAATGCTTCCATTGCTCCAGTAGTATCACCCTCTGCAAATTTCATTCGGACTTCAGAAAGGTCAACTTGTTTACCCAATAATGCGGATAACTGCATTTCTGATTTTATACTATCTTTGTAGTTTAAAACCATATTCTGTCCGGCTTTAGCTATTTTTGAGAAAGATACACCCAATGAAGTAGCATATCCGACTTGTTTTGCTAATGCCTTACCACTATTAACATTCATTTCTAATGCAATCTCACTTGCACTAGCCATTTCTTTCATTACTGCACCTGGATTAAGGTCTAATTGTTCTGCCATAGCCTTCACACCTTGCATCATATTTGCTGCTTGTCCGGCTGAAACTCCATCCATTAATTTAAATGATTCAGTAATATTACCAGCTTCCTCTGCACCAATACCTGCAAATTTTGCAAATACTGCCATATCCGTTCCAAGTTTGGCTGATTCTTTTCCACCTACCCCCATTGATTGTGCAATTGATACTGATGCGTTTGCTATTGCATCTGCACTAATTCCTGCATTTTGTAATTGATTTGCCGCATACGATAAATTTGGTAGAGCTTTTCCGAAGTAAGCCATACTAGCTTCACTTTTAAAAGTCATTGCAGCTTCAGCCTGCTTATTACCCATTGTAATCGCATGTCTCTGAGCTTCATATTTTTGGTCTATCTTTAACTCATCTTTTGCGTATTTTTGGTCAATTTCAAATTCTTTTCTAGCCAAAGGTTGAGTAACTTTATCAAATGTTTCTCTTTTACCCGCCTGTTCAATATCCAATTTATCTGTCATGCCAGGAAACACTTTCTTTAATAAACCTGTTTCATTTAAAAATTTACCCGCAGCTGCACCTAATGCAGCCAATGCTCCTGCAAATCCTACTTTACCAATTTTACCAAATACATCCAATAGTTCTTTGCCCATTGGAACCATATGTCCAAGTTGATGACTTATCTCTTCAAAACCATCTTTTATAAATCCTGCTTTTTTATTTACACCCTCTAATTTTTTTCCAAATTCATCTGCAAATCCGCCCATACTTTGGATTTCCTTTTTTACTTTTGCTCCTTCTTGTGTAGTAAATTTTAATTCTTTTGTAACATCATTAAACGCTTCTCTTTGTCTTTTAATTATTTCAATAGCTTGTTCTTCTGATATGTTTTTTTCTGCTACTTGTTTTTGAACATCCGTTATCGAATTTGCATACTCATTATATGCTGATTTAAATTTTTTAATTTGTTTTAAATCATTTTTACTTAACTCTTTATTTTCATCAACCAATTTACTTATATTACTTAAAGCCACTCCCATACCCGCAAACCCAGTATTAATTTGTGTTTGGGTTTTACTCGTTCCTTTAAATGCTTTATTCATTTTCATCAATCCTTTTGTTATTTCGGATTGGTCATTCAACATATTTTTGGTTTCTTTTCTTAAATCCTCAAATTCCTTTTTTTGTTTTTGTACTTCTTCATTGGCTTTTTTAATTAGTTTACTATTTTCATCAAGTGCTATATTTACAGATTCAACACCTTTTAATGTCTGTTCATAACCCTTTATCATTTTTTGTCTAGCTTCAAATGCCTTTTTTTCAGCATTTGACATTATTTCATAATACTTTTGCATCTCCTTCACATATTCACGTGCCGCATCATATTCAGATTTATGTGTAGCTTCAGTCTGTTTCAATAAAGATAGATTATCCAACATTAACTGTTTGGACTTCTGTAATGCTTGTAATTTTTTTTCTTCTTGTGATGGCATTATTTACGAAAAATTATATTTTTTTAGTAATTTTTCTTTTTATGGATTCCTCCATATATCGACTGAGTGCTTTATATATTTGTGTATCTTTTATATCAGTTGATTTTATATTATTTCCTAATCTAGAACCAAAATCTTTGTTAAACTTATCCAATCTATTATTAAAATCACCAAATACAGCTGCTAGTTCATCATCGTGTTTTTTTAATACATCTAAAAAACTACGTTCTTTTTCCTGTGCTTTTGCACCCAAAAACCCGTTAATTAATTTTCTAACAAAAGATACTTCGTATAAAAATTGTTTTTTTGTAGGCACACTCATATTGTTTACTATAAATATAACTTATAATATAAAATGGATAATTATCTCCTTCTTGTTCTTGATGAAGATGTTGTGGCTTTTGATTTAGAAAGAATCTTATCGTTTGTTTCTTTTTCTTTTTCTTTTGTTTCTATTAATTTATTCCAATAAAACTCTCTCAAACGTATGGGCATAAAATATATATCATGCCAATTAAAACTACCATTAGAGTAGTATAGCATTTGAAATATCTTATCGTGAAGAATTATTGAATAATTATTCGGTAGGGTAAAAAAAGTCACTCCCAAAAGGTATAGGGAGCGCCTCCGTATCGCCGGTATAAGGTGAGGTATATTCGAATTTGAAATCTAAATCCGGTGTTATCGAAGCTATATATTTTCTTAACTCTTTTGAATCTTTTGCTTGTAATCTATTTGATACAAAATTACTAATATATCCTACATCCCTATTACCATCAACCTCTATAATTACTCTTCTGTATCTTGCTGTAATTTCGTTACTTTGTTTTGTAAGTTTTTCCGATGCCTCAACATCTTTATTAATTATATTTTCATCACCATGCGTTAGTAATCTAAATTTAATAGAAACTTTACTATTAGGTAATGTAAAACTAAATTCATTTTTTCTATTTAAAAGATTATAATCAATTTCTTTAATTTTGATTTGGGAAAGGTCTACTGTCCAATCTACTTCATCGTTGTATTCTTTATCAGTAACTTTGATTTTATATTCTGGACCGTATGCCAACATTCTAGACGCAATAAGAACTGCGTTTTTATCACCCAATAAAAGTTCATCTACTTTAACTCCTGGCTCCACTAAAATAGATTCTAATAATTTTTCAATTACTAAATTTTTTTTAATTAGATTCGGTGAAGTTAAAATATCTTCTTCCTTTGCTGTTAAAAGTTTAATAGTTACCTCTCCTTTTGCTAATGGTGAGTTTTCAGTATAACACAATCCTTTGGATGGTAAACTAATAATTTCCGTTGGGAAATCATATGTTTTTGTTTGTGGTTGAATTGATTGAGCCAATCCTCTTGTAACCTGCTGTTCAATGTTTTGTTCCATATAAATTTATAACTTTGTTTATTATATATATTCTGTTTTTAAAAAAATAAAAAGGGGAACATTTCTGCTCCCCCCTTTGATATATTATTATAAATTGATATTAGAATTCTAAGATAGCGTAATCGTATGCCAAAGTTAATTCAATCGATACCGGGTCATTTGATGCCCAATCTAATTCACCAAAGTTTGCTGAAGTGATAAATGCACCCTTTAGAGTCCATTGTTCTATCTTATCACCTACTGGTCCTAATAAATAGAAAGTGATATCTTTTTTGTAAAATGCTGCGTATCCATCTCTACCTGTCAATGATTCATGAGATGTTCTAATCCACTCCATTACTTGCTGTGCACCTGATGGTACAATTGGGTCATAAAGAGTTATATTAACATCATCCCAAGTTGATTTACCTTTTATTTTTCTTTTTACGTTGATATGGTCTAATTCAACTACTTCAGATGTGAAAGTTGGTCTACTTGCAGTCTTAATGATGTATGATTCTATACCATTAATTTCCATAATAAATCTGTTACCAAGCTTTGGTTCAAAATTTCTATAGAACATTTTGTCAAATTCTAAAATTTCTGGCATTTTGTTTTATTTTTATGTTATTTTATATAAATATTTGTTTTTTAAATTATCCACCAAAACTTGCACCAGTTGGAAGAATGTTGAAATCAATTTGAATGAATTCAGCTGTCTTTGTTGGTTGTAAAAAGATAGCACCTTTCAAAATGTTTCTATCAATTACATCTGGTGTATTATTACTTTCATCCATAACTACTCTGAAAGCGTATAAACCTTGTCTTTGTTGAATTGATTCCAAATAAGGATTAACGATATTTAAGAATCTGTTACGAGTTTCAGCTGAGTTTTGTTCAAATACTAAGAATTTAGAAGAAGATGCTATAAACTTTCTAACAGTTAATAATAATCTTCTTACATTAATTCTATCCAATGCTGAAGGCTTATCTTGTAAGGTTTTTTGTCCAAAT